AGAGGTTCTTCTTATTTCGGTTCTTTCCCCTCCAATTTCTCCTATAACAAGAACCTGACCAGAGGAAGTAGAGAGTGATTCAAAGGCGACTATGCTTTGGACGGCGAGAGTAGAACCACCCACAACAACATCTTCGGAGATAGAGGTTCTCCTAGAGTCTATGGTTATATCTGTGAGATTTGTGAAGAGGGATTTCATGCTCCAATTCCTACCATCATACGTCTTCTAAGGGGGTTTGTCGCTGCTACCGCACACACAGCGGGGGTATCTGCACCAAACGTTACAGTGTTGACGTTCGTAAGCGTGTTTGTATTTCCTGAAGTGTCATTCAACCCAGAACCTCCGAGTACATCATCCAACGCCCATTCTGCTGCCATACCACTTTCTGCGGCACCGAAATAAACACATTTATTCGCGTCAAATTGAGCTGCGGTTCTTTGTGTATTCCACACACGAACTAAGGATATTCTCCCATCAAAAAAGCGAGAAGTGCCTCCTTGGAATCCTATGTAGGTGGATGCGCCCCCGTCAAAAATTGCAGTTGCTGTGCCAGTCGCATTTGCTACGGCAGACCCGTCTATAAAAAGGTCTACCCTGCCTGTAGTTGAATTAAAACTCCCCGCAACGTGATACCACACTCCAGTCGAAGGACCCCAATCAAAATCTACACTAGAAACATCGGTATTGTCGCCTAACTGGTCGACACCAATTGTGAGCAAGGTACTTTGTACAACAAAGTTCGTACTGCGGTTGGTTCCAGCATCATTCTTTTCACAAATCGGATACACTATTCCGGTCGGCAAGGATTCAAGTTTTATCCACGCCTCAACCGCATAGTCTCCTGTAATAGACAAAGAAGCGGTGTCAGCGCGTGAAAAATACTGGCTTGAACCTGCTTCTAGGTCTGCTGAATTTGTAAGCCCGTATGCCAAATTATTTTATATTATATTTTTTTATAATCTGGGTCTTTGTATGCCATAGTTATACATCATTAAACTTCTTCCAATCGTGCGCCCGCCACGTTTCTTCACCCACTACTAAAGAACGGAAATACTCTCCATCTTGGCGTGTTTCATACTCATAGACGATGAATCCTTTATCGGTGAGTGATACATACTCGTGTACTTCAATGTCCTTTGCCAACTCATCGCGGGCAAATCTCCTATACTTTCCGTCAGCCAACAAGTTATTCTCTTGTGTTGCTACAAGTGTGTTCACAAACGCTTGCTTATCTTGGAATGTTCCAGTGATAGTTACCATACTATGCGCTCTCCTTTATAAATGATACAGAGTAGTGAACTAAACTACCCGTAGAACTTTTAAGAGCAAGGGTCGTACTCACGCCTGTTGCAAAGATAAACCCTGGTGGTTGCACAGCCATGTTGGCTCCCTTTGGAGTTGAGGTTGTTTCCACGGCGGTAATAAGCGGACGCCACAGTTCTGTTTCTGAACCCGCACCGTTAGTGAATCGCCATGCTTCGGACACAATACCTGTGGTTTGGAGGGAGTAGGCGAACACTTTGAAGTTGTAGTTTGCTGAAGGAGCAACCAAAGTAACGCCCGATGTAGTTCCTCCTGAGGTTGAGCCAGAAACAGTAAATATACTCGTGGTTGAGTAGACGTTTATCGCAGGAATCCCACTATTGGGAGCTACAGTGGTTCCTCCACCGAATTGTGAGACATTTACGCCTGGGTTCGCTGGGCTAAATCTGACTGCTATTGTTCCGTCTGACGCCGAAATTTTGACCGTGTTTGTGATGTTTGTTACATTCGTGACCGTAGTAAGCGTTCCGTCCACGACGTTATTGACACGTTGAACCATGGAAACAAGAGACAGCGTTCCGTCAATAACGTTCCTGACCCTATCTACCCCCGTAACTGTAGTGAGGGTACCGTCCACCACGTTTCTTACTCGGTCTACACCAGTAACTGTTGTCAACGTCCCGTCAACAACATTGCGAACCCTGGTAACGTAGTCGAGTGTCCCTGATGAGATAGTTCCGTCGACAAGGTTGCGAACTCTGTCGACTCCAGTTACCGTGGAAAGTGTTCCATCTATGAGGTTCATTACTCGATTAACCCGCGTTACTGTATCGACTGTGGAAATAGTACCGTCTACAAGATTATTTACGCGTTGAACCATAGACACCAAAGATAAGGTGCCGTCAACAACGTTACGAACTCTCGTAATATTTTCTACTCCTAGTGTTCCGTCCACGATACTCCTTACCCGAATACCCGACACGTCCATAAGACCATAAGTAAGAGTCCCCAATGGGTCTCGAACTACAAGTCCCTCGATATTAGTTGCTGGGTCGGTTGCTTGTACCGCAGCAACAGCGTTATTAGAGGCTGGGTCTCCGAGAACAACAACCTGCCTGTGATTGCCGTTTGTGCTTTCAGTCCGAGTATCTATACTCTCGGTTGAAGCATCGCTTTCAAAGATTGAAACTGATGTGTCGACCATAAGTATATTTTATCCTACTCCCAGTAAAGAGAGTGTGCTAATAGTCACACCACCTACTGGAGCTTCGTCAAGAATAATCTTGAAACCATCCTCTAAGAGGAGAAACGATGCTTCTTCTTGCAGTAAAAATGAATCAGCCATACTAAGTGATAGCCATTATTCTTCCCATTGTACCTGTTTTTATCGTACACAAGGAACCTGTTACCTCAGAACACCACTTCAATGATATTGTCCCACCAGTTACTCCCCCCATAACCATTCCCGTGAGATGGGCAAGTTGAACACCACCAGCAGCAATATTGCCCGATGTAATAGAAAGCGTCGTGTTACTGCCTATTGCTGAGCCTCCTGTCAAGGTTCCCGTTGCGGCTAGAGGGGTATACCAATTCAACCATAGTCCCACAGGAGTTTGCGCTGTTTCAAGTCCCAACACAAGACCGGTAGTGGCTGCGTTTGTTTGATAGCGTATCCAATATTCAAAAACATAGTTTGTGCTAGAGGCAAGTGTGAAATCCATTTGGTTTACTGGTCCTACAAGAGCAACACCTTGCGCCCCTTGGTCTAGTCCTGTCTTTCTAGCGGTGGTGAATGGATACGAACCCCATGCCACATTAGTTCCGTCTGTTCCCAAAGATTCATTAGCATTCCCCGTTTGAGAAGGAAGTAGCGCGTTTATCGCAGAAGGACTATTTGATTGCCCAGTTCCACCATTTAGAATAGCCAAAGTCCCGGATACTCCAGTCGCAAGAGGCAAAAGTCCGGTCTGTGCGATAAGAGAAATTGAACCGGACATGTTCGATGCGCGAACAAGATTTGAAATGGTTATCTTTTGTGTAAGCGGAGTCCCCGCAGGGTCGTCCACCATTGGCAGAATATCCGTGGTAAGCGGGGTTGTATTCTCTGTTAGGGCTGTAATTTTTGCGTCTGCCATAAATTATGCGCTCTCCTTAAAGTACGAGATGGAATAGTGAACCAAACTCGCCGTATCTTTTAGAAGAGAGAGTGTATTCCCAGCCCCAGTTGCAAACAGATACGCAGGGGGGGACACCGCCAAGTTAGCTCCCGCTATTCCCGCAGAGGGGGCTTGAAGTGCAAGTTGCCAAAATGTCGTGGGAGTTGTCCCCGCACCGTTCGTAAATCTAACTTGATTGTGGACTTGAGCCGTTGTAGTTAAGGAAAAAGCGTACACCTTTATATTTCTTGAGGCTTCGGGAGCTACAAGAGTCACACCAGAGACAGACACCCCAGAAGTTGAACCCGCCACTGACCCACCCGCAGCGGCTACGGATGCTGTGCCGCTTATGTTTAGTACGTCGACAGCAAGAGTAACCTTTGGATTAGCAGGACTGAAGAAGACAGCAAATGTGCCGTCTTTTGCCATGATTGCGGCGGTGTTGGTCAATGTCCCAATGTTCACTGCCATTGTTCCGTTTGTACTTAAAATGTGGACAGCCGCCGAAGCAGTAATTCCAGTTACCGTTACCGTTCCTGCTATAAGATTATGGACTCGATAAACGTTTGAAAGTGTACCGTCTACTACGTTATTGACCCTCTGTGCCATCGAAACTAGAGACAAAGTACCGTCAACAAGGTTATTGACTCGTTGAGCCATCGTTACTAAAGAGAGTGTACCGTCGACCACATTTCTCACCCTATCAACCCCAGTAACTGTTGTGAGTGTACCGTCAACTACGTTCCTTACCCTTGTCACGTAATCAAGAGTCCCAGAACTAATGGTTCCATCAACGAGATTACGTACTCTATCTACACCAGTAACCGTACTGAGCGTTCCGTCTATAAGATTCATCACACGATTTGTTCGTACGACAGTATCAACCGTGGAGAGAGTACCATCCACTAAGTTTCTTACTCGTGTTACATAGTCTAACGTGCCTGAAGAAATAGTACCGTCTACAAGATTATGAACCCTATCCACCCTTGTGACTGTTGGTACAGTTGTCACTGACGCGACAGTTGAGAGCGTACCGTCGATAACATTCATCACTCTGTCTACTCGAGTAAGGGTCCCAAGAGTACTTATCGTCCCATCTATGATATTCCGTACTCTCGTTACATAGTCAAGAGTTCCAAGTGTGCTTATTGTGCCGTCTACTAAGTTTTTTACACGGGTAACGTTTTCTATGGTACCAACAGAAACAGTACCGTCAACAATACTTTGCACCCTAACGTCTCTTAAACCAGAGACTACTGCCGAGGTGTTTACATCCCGAACAACAACCCCTTCATCGTTTGATGCTGGGTCAGTTGCACGGACGACCGCAATAGAATCATTTACTACAGGGTCACCAACAACCATCACTTGCCTGTGATTGGAGTTTGTTGACTCAGTACGAGTATCTATACTTGTTCCTGCACCTGATGTTATTGCTACAGATGAATCAGCCATATTATTCTGAAGTTAGGGCTAGAGCGAGCATGTAACGTGTTGTTTGTTGTGATACATCAGCAGAACCAGACCCATCTCCTATTCTAACTGAAGGCATTACAGAACGGATATTGTTGTGTACTCCAAGCGTCGATATATTTACATTGGGAGCAAAAAAACTAGGATAAAACGTAATGCTCTGTTGCTGGATATATGTCAGAGCAAGAAGAAGTCCAATCGGGTACCCTTTCCCAGCGAAAGATTGTGTATACGGGGAAGTATACGCCCCGGGTACTATCTTTGAATTGGCATTCGGAGTCGAATTCCGAACCGAGCCTTTAGGGTTTGTACTTCGCACATATCCCCTAGCCATAGCTACGGAATCTCAAAGCCGACTGCTGTTACCTTTACCCCATCTGTGCCTGGAGCTACCGAATTGGCGACGAGTGTCCTGTCCATAGTTCCGCTATCGGCGTGAATTGCAACGTCTAGACTTGCGCTCCCTCCGTGTCTGAATTCAATAATCTTCTCTCCGGCAAGATTGCCGAAGTAGAAGGCAGTTGAACCAGCCAACGTTGAAGCGATATGCAACTCCGTCAGTACAATCCTCGTGCTTGAACGCGGTGTCCAAACCGTTATCGTTCCTACGCCCGCGAAGGCGGCTGTCTTGAATGTCGGTGTAAATCCCTTAGCTAAGTAGAAATCTGATGCGCTCATAATGAGTCTACTGCTGTTAATTTTTCTGTAAATTCTTTATCCATTTTTTCTCTTTCCTGTTGATGTCTGTCCACTGTTTGTAGTAATTCGGGGGTGAGATACTTGTTGAGTATGGCTTTTCTACCGATTTCAAACTTCTCCTGTCCCTCCTTGTTACATTCTAACAAATAGGTATTTGTTTCATCTACGATTTGCTTCTCAAGTTCTTGGGATACGGTCATTTCCTCCTTCTGCTGTGCGAATAGTGCTTCGTGTGCTTTCGTGCTTTCGTCCCGCACCTTAATCCGTTCATCCTCAAGTTGCCTACTGTGCATTACCAGTTCTATTTGTTTTTTGTCCTCCTCATTCGGGTTCACCATGAAGCCGAACGTGTAGTCGCTTCTCGGTATGCAGAAGTTTTTATCTTCTCTGCTCAGCCGAATCTTATCCAAGTCAATGTTGCCGAGTATGGTTTTAATAGTCTTCTTGGTCTTCGGGTGAAGCCATAGGACTACAGGCAAGAATGTTTTGAACAGTGTCCAGGTGTCGGCTACGTCCTGTCCCTTTTCACGCGTTTGCATGAGGGAGAGAAGGCGTACCAACTCTTTTGCTGGGTTCTTGTGCAGAGCAACTTTGTCCAACTCGTTTACTATGTCCTGAAACCTGAACCGATATGCGTTATCAAATTCAAGCGTCATGCAGATAAGTAGTCGTGCCTGTTCCCGCAACTCCTTTTCTTGTAGTGTTTCCCCGTCTCGCTCTATTGAGAACGCTCGATAGAGTTCTCGCATGGAGGTCGAGTACATGATTGGTTTCACCTTGAACCTCTCTACGGTGCGGAAGAATGTGTATATTCCCGCCCGCGCAAAGTCATTCAGAAACCACGGAACCAGTACAATAGTCGCTAGTTGCAGTTTGTTTCTCCGTTTAATGCTGTGAAAGAACGATGAGAGTGTAGACCGAATGACTTTCTTCATCAGGTCTATTTTGTCCACCATTTCGTAGAAGGGAAATCCTTTGTACGCTTCGGCTTGCCCCGACATGTGAGTGAGTACGCCTCCTTCCTCGGGAAACCTGACTTCAAGCAGTGTGCTAGTGTCTTTGGGTTTCTCGGATGGAAGTTCGGGAATCTCTTTCATGTGACGGACGATTGACATCATCCGGTCAGCATTGAATTGGTCAGGTGTGAACCGTACGTGGTCCCCTTCTACTTGTGATGGGTTAGGCATTATCGGAATGCCGTATACCCGAGAACCATGACCCCGTAAGAAGTTGAGGTTGTGCTGGGATTTACAAAGGTCAGGTTGACGAAGCCGTTTTCAGCGCGTGCGCCCGCCAAGAATGGGTATGCCTTTGTGGTAAGTGTTACCGCAGTTTCCATTACGTTCTGTACGCTGCAGTTGAAGGCGTCTTCTTTACGAATACCGGTGATTGTAACCATCGTCTCTCCGTAACTGAATGCCGCTATCGCGGGTAGCTGAACTGCAAATGTACCAGTTGCACCCACGTTTACCGTAGCGCGGGCGTCTAATTTAACTGCACTGTTAGCTTCCTGAAGTCCGCTGATAGCAATGGTAGATTCATACCCGCCTGAAGCAGAGCCAACCAATCGTATAGCCCCCCCACTTGCGTTATTGTCTCCCTTGACGCGTACATTCTGGAAGTTACTGAAGTTTTGTCCGTTAATGTTCATGTGTTTTAAGTTATAGGGCTACGCAAGTTCTCCTCACTAAATGTTTGGCATCTTGCAAGTAGCCCATAACATTACGCAGCGTTCGTGTTCTTGGAACCGACCCAGTTACGACTGTCGTTGAAACCAATGTCGAACATCAAAGTCGCTTTGTATTGAATCTCGTCCGTCTTGAAGACCACGTTCGGTCCTTCAAGTTTGATACCCATAGATTCCTTGTACTGCAAGCCGACTCTGTTGCTCTTCATTGAAGAGTCAAACATGAACCAGTATGCAGTGTTGGTAGAAATCCACGGTAACGCAACAATCTTGTACTTTTGAACCGCAGAACCGTCGCGGTCTGATGAACCAGGAATGTAGGTACGATTGATAGCACCCAAGATTTCCTCTGCTCGCTGATTAGGAGCGTAACCACGGGCTACCACAAGGGTGTCTAGGTTTACGTTCATCGGCTTGCCATAAGGATTGGTGATGAGGGCTGCCGTTCTGTGAGCCGCTTTAAGAGCATCGTACTCAAAGTCCATGTTCACCGTTGAACCGTCAGTGACGCGGTTGCCCCACGCCGTTCCGCCAGATTCATTGGTGTGAGACGCTGAGATAAATGCCAAAGCGTCTCCGCCAGCTACGCTGACTGCGTAGTTGCCTGAAATGTCTTCCGCTGTGTACGACGTGGAAAATGCGTTATCCAAGCGTTCTGCACAGCGTCTTTCTCGAAGGTCAGCACACGCATTTCGTGCTTCTGAGGTAATGTTTTCAAGATTTCGTTTCTTGATACCGAAGAACCACTGATGCTTTGTGAAGGATAGCAAGACACCAAACTGTACTTGGGTATATGTCTTGTCGAAGCCCTGTACTGGAGATTGAGCCGTGACCGCAGCGTTTTCAACGATGCGACCTGCGTACCCAAGACCAGAGAGGGACGAATCCTTCAGGTAATAATCCACAACGCCAGTTTCAACGTTGTAATACTGCTTATAGAGTGAACTTTCCTTTTCGCTACCTTTCAGCCAGATGTCCTGTATAGATACATCTATCAGGTCGGCAGCGTCGGAGAGTGTAAGAGGTGATGCCATACTAGGTTTGTGTATCTACTAGGATAGGGTCGTGCTGATAAACGAACTTTCCAATGAGCTTGCCCGAACCAGAGGTTGAGCCAGTCATTGCAAGGGCGAGGAATACGCCTGTAACACGGGTTGCCTTTGCTGCTGCAGCACCGATGTCGGTTGCCGTGTTGTGAACGTAGTTTCTCGTTGCGCTCAATCCGTGGCGCAGACCGATTTGTGCGGTAGTTGCCGCGTTCGCACAGTCAACCTCCCAAAGTTGTCCTTCCGCGAACGGAATGACCCGAACCAATGAATCTGATGCGCCAATAGCTCCGCTTTGTGCAACACCGAAAATCATCGTCGTAGTTGACGAACTTGTTGAGGGAGAAACGAGAGAACCGCCTGTGCCGCTTCTGTCCCAATCCACGAGTCCGTTCATGTTGATTACGCCAGAGGCATACGCATGAATGAACGCGGGGTTTGAGACGTTTCCGCCTGAACTTACTAATCTAACTCCCATAATGTTTTAATATTTATTAACTTCTTCTTCACTCCAACCTCCTCGCAATAATTCTTCCTTTAATCGTGGAGTCAATTTACTGTGCGTGGGTGTGGATGAAGTTTGTCTTCCGCCAGTTCCTAAACTGGCAACCGCGACTCGTTGTTTTGCCGCCTGAACGCTCGCGTTTGACGGTTGTGCAATCGCTTTATGCGCTCGCTCAAGAATGTCTACAAGTTTTTTAGCGTCAGAGGGTTTTCGATATAACTCTACTTCCCTATTGAGTGCGTTCCAGTGGACATTCTCGGGGTCGTTTTCGGGTTTGTATTCGGGATACTTGTCGAGAAAGGCATTTACCACCTCGATTTGGATAGCCTGATATGACATCTGGCTCGCCTCGTCTTTGGTGATATAGCCCTTAGCCCTTAATACTTTTTCAATTACGGCTTGGTCATCAGGATTTACGTCTTTCAGTTCGTCAATTTGCTTGGAAACTGAAGCGATTTCTTCCTGTTTAATCTCTCGTTTAACTCCTCGGAGAGTTTTTAGTTCATCCAAAAGGAGTGCTTTCTCCCGTTCAAGTCCAGAAACTTGCTTTACAAGCGTATCGTCTACGGGTGGTACTTCTGCAGGTAGAGGTTCTGCTGGCGTTTCCGTGCCTTCTGCGGGTTCGGTTGCAACTGGTGTTACTACCTCCTCTTCCACAGGTGCGGGCTGTACCGCCTCTACTGGTGCTTCTGAGGTGAACTCAGGAATCGCACCTATTTTGTTATCCATCTCTACGTTCACTTTTTCGGGACTGAACCCGCCAGCTGAAGACTGGGGAGATTAAAATAACCGAGCGTGGTTAGCTCGGTTGAGGTGCCAGGACAATCGCGTGAACCCAGCAACTCAACTGAACTTGCCACGCGATTTTTTATGGGGTGTGTGAAGGCATTGCTAGTCTAGCATGAGTTTAGAGTTTTAGTTAAATTACCCTGTGTATTACTTTGCCTTTATCTTGGGTGCTTTAAGTCCGTATTTGGTCAGTGCCTTCCTCGCCGTGTCAGCACTCTTGCCTTTATACCAATTAACAGCACGTTCTGGTGCGGAAATGACATCCGCTACGGTGTTTTTAATCTTCATCCAACCGTCTGATGTTTTTCGTTTTTTCATTTCTTTCTTACTGGCATGTAGCCGTCTGATGTACCCATTCTCTTACGTTTATAAAGTTTTGCAGCTTTTTTCCCGGCTGGGCTATAGGGGAAATGCTTATTTCCAATTTTAGGCATGTTTGTCTGCAAAAATTAGTGCTTTTGCGTCTGGATTAAAATTGGATAATACCTTATCACACCACACTTTAACACCGTTTACGCCTTCTGCATAAGATATTACCCGTGAACGGAAGTCCCCACCAAGCATTTTCTTCTGTTCTTCGGTAAGGGGGCTGTATTTTTCGGGGACAATGACGGTAAATTGGAACTGGGGGCTATCTGCAAGCGGGGTTACTTGGCAACCGAACGAACCATTGAACGTATCGCGCACTAAATCTCTGTATGACTGTGGAACTGGGTACTGGGTTGCGTCGGGAACAATCTCAGGCTTTTCTATTGGCTTTTCGGCTGGTTTTTGAGCCACAGAAGCCTTCATCGCCTCAATTTCAACAAGAGCGTTATTCAAACTATTCTCAAGACTTTTAATTCTCTCCTCGTTTGTTGGTTTTGCCATAAATTATGTTTTTACTAAATCTTTTCCCAATTGACCCGTCTTACCAAGAATGACGAGTTGTTCTTGTGTAAGTGGGAGGGGGATTTTTACTCTAACGTTGAGTTTATCACCCTTTTTAATATCTTTGGAGGCGGTTATCCCCAACATGGTCTCGTAGTTCCGTATGGACTGTATTTTATGGGGAACCATACCGGGTTGGTCTTCCTGCTTTCCCATGGCAAAGACAGAGGCAAGGAGGTTATCAAAGTTAAGAACAACGGAGGTGTTGTCTGGATACACTACCTTTACTTTTTTGCAGTTGTTTGTTTCTTCGTCTAGTGCGTTCCAGTTCACCTCTAAGTGAAGTGGTGAGCCGCCCGCACCCTCTATTTTGAAAATTTCGTGTTCGGTGAGCATTTAGAGCTTAAAATATATAGCTAGTAAAACTGCGAATATAGCCAAAGCCCCGACTATCTTACTCAACTGCATCGCCCATTCAAGTTTAGACATTTCGCGCTTCATTGAATAGTTTTTTTATAAATCCGTTGATGCCTGCCACCTGCCCCTCATCATACGCGACCTTTCTTAGTGTGTCCCATTCAGTTGGTTGGAGTTTTGATTCGTACTGTATGGTATCACACAAATCCTTACGCATTACCTCTATGACGTTCCAACTTGGGGACTGTAGTACTTGGAGTAATTGGGCGCGTTGGTTGTTGTCTATCATACACCCCTAAATGGTTTAGATAACATACCCATCATTTTGTTTGCCATGCCTTGTGGTTGGGATGATACTCCTGTGGGCTGAACTTGCGCTTGCTGTTGCATGGAGTCGGAAACTCGTGTTTCGCTCATTGGGGGCATTTGCTGTGCCATAGCTTCTTCTACAAACAACGGTTGCGACATTTCTATCGACTCAAACCATGAAGAGGGAATAATATCTCTTGGGTCTTTGTCGTACATGCGGATAAGGTCTTGCAGTGCCTTGCCGTGCGCCAAACTATCTAGGTCATTTGGTTGTCCTGCTTGGAGTGCTACAAGCCGTTCCTGCTCTACCTGTTGGAGCATTGGATTCACTATCTGATACATCTCAAGTCCGAGAGCTTTTTCAATCTGCTTTGATGGAGAAAGAACTGATTGTGATTTAATGTTGATAATACCCTCCCACTTCAGTCCTTCGGGCTTCACCCTAAAGAACGAGTTTTCTTTTGTTTCAATCAAATTACCCTGCTCGTCTTTATCAAGTTTTAATGGGAACTCTGGGTATACTTTTGCAGTGAAACGCTCCGTGGTCAGACCGGTTTCGTCAGTATCAACATTCCGTTCGTATAGGTCGGGGTCGCTTTGAATCTCTTTAAGATAGTCCTCAATCAACACGGGGTCGCTTATCTCATACGTTTCGGGGATTGAATACAACAGTTGAATGAGGGAAATCGTAACGTATCCTTCGTCGTTGAGAGCATCAAGTACGTTATCGAGCGGGGTTTTAAGGCGTTTAATCGCCGCTTCCTTGGCTTGTGCTAATTCAAACGCCGTCTTTCCAGTTACTTCACCTAGTAGAGGTTCAGTAATACCTGAAGCCTCATCAACGTCTTTCTTAAACATTTCTAACCCTTTGTACGCATCGGCACCTGGACCGGGAACTTCTAGCCAGTTAATGTCCTTGGGATTCATTACCTGCTTGCCAACGCCCGGAGCTATCTTGATGTCGCCCGTGTCAGTGAGGGTTGATGTAGAAGAATAGAAGAACATTTTGTAAATGCTCATGGTCAACTGGTCTACGGTCATGTTTCGTATGCGGTCAAGGAACGCCTGGTCGTAGCGGATGGCTTCGTAGATTCCTATACCATACGGGGAACTTGCGTGTCTGATGTTCCAATATGTCTGCCAGCAGGATAGTTTCTTAACCCCACTTCCGTCTGACACGGGTAACGGTTCAACAACGACAGGAACACCATTAGCAATAACCATGAATAGGTCTTTCAGACGGGATTCGTAGAACAGAACCTCTATCTTATCGGTGCTTGTGGTTTCGTTCGTGCCTTTCTTTTTGTTGATGGTTTCGTCTGTGTTTCCTCCTGGTTGAACGTAACCTTTCTTAACCATTTCATACTTTCCAAACTCCTCTTTGAAGTCGTCCATTGTGTAAACCCTCCTCCACGACCAATCTCTGATTGAGAATTGAGCATTGGGTTTAGCCATGTCGTCAAGCCATACGTTTCTCACATCCAAACTTTCACGCATGATGTCATTAAACTCAACAACGGTTTTTTCTTCGTACTGTATTTCGTCGGGGTTTTCTAAGTTATATGCCGTGACCTGACGTACTTTGCGCTCTATGCGGAGTGGATACGTCCTACCTACCGCCCAGCCGTATTTCATTAAATTGTGAACAAAGAGCTTGAGTTGTCCTTTGCTTCGGGCATATTCCCAACTGCGCTGGTACAGTTGTTTCATTAACTCAGTTGTGGCTTTGAATTTCTTAGCTGTCGCGGTAAATACTCCAGTGGGGTTTTGGTCAACGAGAACAGACAGTGCCACCTGCATTTTTACAAACGGGTTCGCCATTGCTATGTCTGATTGCCAATCAGAAGAACCAAGGTCTACTAAGTTACCCCTCCAACCTCGTGCTTCGTCTTCAACAATAACCCTCTTCCTAGACTTCTTTAATCGGTGAGGAATGTACGCTTGGTCAGCGTCTGCCCAAAGAGAATCGAGCTTTACCCCATAGTGGTCTTGTTCTCGATAACTTTGCATCTCAAAGATGCGCTTCTTGGCGTGGTCAAATAACTTACGCTCTGTTTCGTTCAGGTCTTTCTGTTCGTTAAAAACAGCTTTCTTTTCCGTATTTTCCGTATCTGCCATTTTATTTAGTTATGAAAAGGCTAGTTGGCGTAAACAGTCTATCACGCTTTTTGTTGTCCTCGTTGAGATATGCATCTGTTCCTACTGCCCCCACCCCAAACGCCTCAATAGGCAGTTTCTTGAACTCAGGTTTAATATCTACCTCTATCCATTTGACTCCTTGAGGGTCGGTTATTTCCTTTGCACCGTATTTGTTAGTGAGGTATTTTCGTACTTCTTTGTTGTAGAACTTGTAGATAGGGTTGTTGGTGTCTACGGTATCTTTTGCCGAAAGTTGCTCTGAAAGTTTGTCCAAGTATGTCGTTGCTTCTTTATCAAGTGCGCCAGCGTTTTGTAGCTCCTCAAGAGTTGGCAAGTGTCCATCATCTAACATGCCCTTTTTCTCCATGAGTTGATAGAATCCGTGGTCGTTCTCTGCTGTGAGTGAGTCTACAGCCTTGAATGTACCGTCGCCATTGTTCTTTGTGATGAGGAACCTTCTGTCTGGATGTACACCGCCCTCGTGGGTCTGATACGTTATGAGGTCGCCATTCTTAATATTCGTCCCATTCACCTCTACGTTATCAAGCGTTACCCACTTGTCGCTACGGTTCACCAACCCCTCAATCTTCATCGCTGTTTCTCCTGTAGGGAATTGGAGTTTAGTTTTACCGTCCTTTGCGGCTTGTTTTACTTCTTCGCGGATGACTCGTTCGTGCCATGTGTTACGGTAGGGTTCGAGTCGTGCGACTTCTTCTTGTCGTGGTTTTATGCGTGCTTGGTCTACGGGGTCAGGATAGTCACCGTAAGGTGCCTCCCCCTCCAACCTCCCCTTCTGAAAGAGGTCTGATTGGATTTCTATGGCTCGTCTGGTCTGGTTGTCAGGCAAATCCTCTATGCGGGTGTGGGCGAAGTAGGAATCAACATCATCATTTAAGTACCCAAAGTGGACATCCCCCGCGCCTGTTTTTACAGGAGATTGGTAGACACGTTCACCATAAGTCTCAACGGAACCGCGTAACTCATCGGGCAAAACGATATTTTCATAACGCCCTATATTGCGTGTCCCCCCGCCACCACTCGTTTCTCTATCTATTACTTTCAACGGCAACAACTCACTCTTTACCTTTTTGGCGAAGTCGGGGACGGAGATTTCTTTTTCATTTGGTAACATTCGTCTAATCAAATCCCTCTCTGGTTGTTTAAGGTCAGGAGAGTTAGATAGGTCTTCTATAAATTGACGGGAAACAGTAGTACGTCCTTTGAGTTTTTCAAGGAGTTTGGTGGAGAGGTCAGAGAATCCTTTGAATACTTTTGGTATCGCTTTGGCTGTTTGTGATGCTTTCTTGGGAAGACCTAATGGTTCTGCAAATCCTGCACCGAATCCAACTATTCCTCCTGCGAGTTTAGAGCCAGTCAATGCTGTGGTTGCCTGACCTACCTGCTCACTGAATCCTTTGGGAACTGCGGGGTTGTTGTTGGTCACAAATCTACCAGGCAAACCGTATGCTTCGTCTACTTTCTGACCCGCGTATGACAAAGCCCCCAACGTATCCATACCCGTGTTTGTCTGTGGTGTAGAGTTAGCCGTGTTTATGTTAATAAACAACGGCTCGGGCTTCTTGAATGAGGTTATCAGTTTGGGGAATGCGTCAGCCATAGTATCTCTCGTTCATATTAGCCCCGATAAGTTCTTCTGAGTGTTTCAGTTGTTCTAGTTTCTTCTCGGTGTCGTTCATTGGTTTCCGTGTTCCGTGGCGTTCATGGAGTGAGGTTAAAAAATATCTGTCAACATCTGCGGCGTGGTCTTCACCGCCACTGTTCAAATCTTCAGGTTTAATTTCGTCATGTACAAGCGTAGGAATAGTACGGATACTATCCGCACAATTACTAAAGTATAACATTTTTGCAGGGGTCAACTCGTCCCACCGTAAATACTGGTGCATAAGTGACCAACCGTCTACACGCCTGTTGCTTGCTGGCATTACTCCAAACCCATGACGAATGAGAGATTCTGCTATTGTCTGTCCTCCCGCTTTATCTACAACCCCTGTCGGGCTGAATATCGCGGGGTCAGCGACTGAATACTCATACTGTTCTCCTTCGCTTAGTCTTACTATCTCTTTTGCTTGCGTATCAGCGTCGGTTCTGTGACCTTTCTTCCAATACTTCTCACGATATACCCATACCCTACCGTCTTGGTCTAAGGCATACCACTTACAACATGCAGGTGCTTCATAGCCATAGTCATACGCACGATACTTCTTCCATGACGAGGGAATTTGAAACGGTGCAACAACGTGTTTGTTCTTGTCCCATTCGGTGAAGAACTGCCCCTCGAATACGTCCCAGTTACCCTCCAAGTATGCTTTACGCAGTTTCTCGGGGAGCGAGCCAAGTGTTTCAAGATACGACTG